TCCGGCCGGCGCCAAGTCCCCGGCGACCTTCACGCCGGTCACCACGCCGCTGAAGGCCTTGATCGGCGACGCGCTCGTCGACCACTTCGTCGAGACGACCATGGGCACGCAGAACAGTCAGCGCGCCGTGCAGGTGTCGTCCAAGGCGAAGGGCCTCGGTCGCGAGTACCAGCGACAGTTCATCGCTGGCAACAGCACGAACGATCCGCTGGAGTTCGACGGCCTGGCGGCGCTCGTGCCGGGCGCGCAGACGGTGGCCGCGGCCAACGCCGTGATGAGCTTCGAGTTGCTGGACGAGCTGATCAGCAAGATCAAGGCGAAGGACGGCCAAGTCGACTTCATCATGGGCCCGGACTCGGCGCTGCGCCGGTACCGCGCTCTGTTGCGGGCCCTGGGCGGCGCGGGCATCGGCGAGGTGAAGACCATGCCGGACGGCAGCCAGGTCGACAGCTACCGCGGCATCCCGTTCTTCCGCAACGACTGGATTCCGGAAGCGGCGGGCTCGGGCACCTCGACCATCACCGACCTGTACGCCGGCACCTTCGACGATGGCAGCCGCAAGGTCGGCGTGGCCGGTCTGACGAGCGCGGTGCAGTCCGGCATCTTCGTGAGCTTCGTCGGCGAAGCGGAGCAGTCGAACGACACCATCACCCGCCTGCGGTTCTACAGCTCGCTCGCCGTGTTCAGCGAACTCGGCATCGGCAAACTGGGTTCGGTCGCCATCGCCGGCACGCCGTAATCGGCATGACCCTCGTCGTCAACAGCACTCCTCTGAGTCCCGCCAACAACTCGTACGCGAGTTTGGCGGACTCGGACGAGTACGTGTCGACGAGGGTGGCCGACGCGACGGTGAGAGCGACTTGGGACGGCCTCGATCAGGAGCTGAAAAGCGCGTACCTCGTCAACGCGAGTCGCACGCTCGACAGTCTCTGTAATTGGATTGGCGACAAGTACTCCAGGGACCAGGGGCTGAAGTGGCCGAGGGTCAACGCGTACGTCGACGGTTACATCGTCGACCAGATCACGTTTCCGCGCCCGGTCGTGGAAGCGACGATCGAGATGGCGGCGTGGTCGATGACCAACTCCGGCGACGTCGCCGTGAGCAGCAACGCGCAGTTCGATTCGATCAAGGTCGGGCCGATCGCAATCGATTTCAACGAAGGCTCTGGCATCGCAGCCAATGCCTATTTCCCCGACATCGTGGCGATCCTGCTGCGTGATTACGGAGGTATCCAAGCTCCTGAGCTCCCGTCCAACACGATGCTGAAGCAGGCCCGCCTTGTGCGCGCTTAGGGCCACCGTACTGTCGGCCGTCCGGACGGCCGAAACTGCGGTCGAGGACCTGAAGATCCCTGCGAAGCACGTCAAGCGAGGTGCGCCAATCCATGTTCCCGGTTCGTCCCCGAACTACCCTGAAACATTGACTGACGTATTCGTTGTGATGACGCGGTTCGAGTCCAAAGAGGTGGACGAAGACCGCGTGATGGCGTCCGATTGGAAGGGGCTCGTCTTCTACAAACCGGAACTGCCAACGTTTCAGGTGAACGACTTCATCAGGTTCGTGGACGATTTCGGCGACGTGAGGGCTGGCGACTACCGAATCACTTACGACGATCAAGTTACCGCTGGAGGCCGAACGGCACTGCATCAACTGTATCTGAGAAAGACGTGATTTACACAACTTCGATTGCGAAAGGCTGGCCCACCAAGAAGCAGCTTTTCGCAATCGGTGAAGAGGGCTGCAAGAAGTTTGCGGGGGACGTTTTTCGTGCCGCCGTGAAACTCTCTCCTGTCTACACCGGAGCGTTTCGAGCTAGTTGGCGAATTTCATTCAACGAACCGAGGTACGATGTGACGCAGGGTCGCACTCCTGAATCGCCCATTCGCGGCGCCAGCTTTCGCTGGCCTGCGGGCTTTCAGTTGGGCGACATGATCGTCATCTCGAACAATCAGCCGTACGCGGAGTTGATCGAGTACGCAGGCTGGTCAAATCAGGCGCCGTACGGTGTTCTGCGACTGGCGATCGCCCAGGCGAGGATGATGCCGTGAAGTACGACGTCGTCAAGCAAAGTCTCGAAGAGTTCGTGATCGCGAACTGGACATTGACTCCGACGAGTTCGATCCAGTTCGACAACGTCGCGTTCAACTCTGATCTGTTCAGCGAATACGTACAGTTCACGGTCCGCTTCGGCGACGCGCTCAAGCGCTCACTGTCCGCGAAGTGCTACCGCCAACTGGGACTAGCAATCCTCACTGTCAAGACGCGGCCCAATCAGGGCTCCGATCGAAAGCTCAAACTCGCTCGGGCGGCGTCCGAGATGCTCTTGAACGCGAAGGTGCTGGCGGCGCCGCCCCTGATCGCGCCGGTCGTGAACATGCGCGAACCGGACCTCTTCGACGACACCCGCGACCGTGACGGATTCGTTATGGCGCAGGTGAGCTGCCCCTTCTACTACGATTTGGAGTACTGAAATGGCCTCCGCCGACCTCACCGCAATTTCCTACATCGCCGAAGCCACCCCCGGCGTCACGCCAAACGACGGTGTGGCCGCGAGTGCGACGCTGACCTTTGCCGGTCAGCCTTCGAACAACGACACCGTCACCATCAACGGTGTCGTCTACACGTTTCAGACGACGCTGACCAACGTTGCGGGCAACGTCAAGATCAGCACCGTCAACGTCGCTGACACGATCGTGAATCTGCGCAACGCGGTCAATCGCGGTGCCGGTGCCGGCTCGCGGTACGCTGCAGCGACAGTACATCATCCGAACGTCACTGCGACGAGCACGTCCACTACCCTCGTTGCGACGGCGATCTTTCCCGGCACGTCCGGAAACGCGTTCACGAAGGCGGAGTCCGGCTCGAACACCGCGTGGGACGCTGGCGGTGGTGGTACGACCTTCTCGGCCGGCACGAATTCGTCCACGACCGTTTGGAAACAACTGCGCTACACGGGCGAATCGCTGAACTTCAGCATCGAGAACACGTCTTCCGCAGAAATCCGTCCTGATCGCGTGCAGGCTGACCTCGTACAGACTTCGGCCTCCGGCGCGGGCGACACCAACGTCGAGCTCTCGTTCGGTTCGTACGACGACTGGCTGGAGGCTGCGCTGTGCGGTACGTGGGCGGCCGATGAATTGAAGAACGGCGCGGCGCGGCGCTTCTTCACCGTTCGGAAGCACTTCCAGGACATGACGCCGCAGCAGTATCATCTGTACCGCGGTACCGCGATCGAGGGGTTCAACTTCACGATGGAGCTCGGCGCGATCGTCAGCGGCGCGTTCAGCCTCGTGTCGTTCGGCATCGACCCCCTCACCGGCATCATGGTCGCGGGCTACGACGGTGAGTCCACCACCGCCGCGCCGGCGACCGTGCCGCTGAACGCGGTGACGAACTTTCAAGATTTCATGATCGACGGCGTGCCGTACTCCGGCTGCATCAGTCGACTCACCCTGGCGCTCAAGAACAACATTCGCACGATCCAGTGTCTGGGCTCGCTCACTGCGAAGGACATGCGACTGGGTCGCATCGAGATCACTGGCGAAGCGGAGTTCTACTTCAACGACGCGTCGGTGTACGACAAGTTCGTCAAGGGCACGGAACTCGATTTGAACTTCGCGCTCGAGGACGCGATCGGCAACCGACTCACGTTCGATCTGCCGCGGGTGAAATTCGAGACCGGCGAGGTCGTCGCTGGTGGACAGAACACCGACGTCATGGTGTCGACGAGCTACCGAGCGCTCTACAGTCCGTCCGACACGTATGTGGCGAAGCTCACCCGCTCTGCGGCGTAACGTCCGGGCGCTCCGGCAAATTCGTCAATACGAATACACGTCGACGGCTCCCGGACAAAGTTCAATCAACGAAGGATTCAGATGATTTTCGACGCAGATCTCAGTTCGGTGGACGACGGCGTGTGGAAGCAGTACGAGGGCGCGGAGTTCCTCGTCGCGCACATTTCCAACATGAAGTTTCAGCGCGCCCTCTCGCGTCTGCAACAGCCGCACCGTCGCAAGCTGCAGGAGGGCACGCTCGATCCCAAGACGAACCAGGGTATCGTGTGCGAAGCGATGTCCGAAGGGGTTCTGCTCGGTTGGAAGGGCGTGAAGACGCGCAAGGGCGACGAGGTTGCGTACTCCAAGGAGAGCGCGCTCCAGCTGCTCAAGCGTGACCCAGGCTTTCGTGACTGGGTGACCGAGGTGTCGACCCAGATTGCCAACTACCGTGACGAGGAGGTGGAAGCGCTGGGGGAAGACTAAAGGCCTGGGTTCGATGGACGTCGGAGTGGGGTCCGAAGATTCGCAAGCTCATCGAGATTGAGCAGGCGAGCGGAAAGACCCCTCAGGCGCTCTTCGACGCTCCGGTCGCGTACGGATTCGAGAAAGAGCTGGTGCTGGCGTACAATTTTCTGGCTTCAAGGCGATCGATCGGATTTGCAGCTAACCCGATACCGTTGTCCGAGATTCAGACGTACGTACAGATTTTTGGCCCTCCGCAGATGCCGATGAACATGTTCGTCGACCTGTTGGGGATGATGGATATAGAGTACCTGTCAAAGGTTCACGCGAAAAACCATGGCCACAAGCCTTCAGGTAAACGCTAGTACCCAGCAGGCGGTGGGCGCGTTCAACGCGCTCGCTCAATCCATCGCGTCCGCGACTGCCCAGTTCAACAATCTGAACCGTGCGATGGCCAGTGGCAATACCATGGCCAGGAATTATTCTGGTCAGGTCACGGCGATCAACACCGCGTTCAACTCGCTCACGAGCATTCTGAGCGGAGTGTTCGGCGCGATTCAGAAGATCGGCGCTGGTATCCAATTCGTGTTCAGCTCGATCGTGAAAGAGTTGGACAAGCTGCAGGGCTTCAACGCCATTATGTCGGTCACGACGAAGTCGGCCGACGGCGTTTCCCAGAGTTACGACTTCTTGCGCAAGACCGCCGACAAGCTCGGCGTGCAGTTCGACGCGCTCACAGGTAACTACGCGAAACTTTTGGCGTCGATGCCCGCGACCAACGAGGGGCTGCGAGCGACGCAGAACGTCTTCACTGGCATCGCGCTCGCGGCGCGCACGTTGCACGCCAGCAACCAGGACACTCAACTCATGTTCTACGCCATCACGCAGATGGCGAGCAAGGGCGCGGTGTCCATGGAGGAGCTGCGCAGACAGTTGGGCGAGAAGCTCCCTGGTGTCATGCAAATCGCGGCGAGGGCACTGAGTACGACGCCCGAACTGCTCGAGAAGGCGATTCGTACTGGCACCGTCAATTCCGCGAAGTTTCTCGAATACTTCGGCGACGAGATGATTCGCACGTTTCAGGAGCCAGCAGAAAAGGCTTCGACGAGCGTGTCGGCGAGCATCAATCGTCTTACGAACGTGTGGGTGGACTTCGTCAAGGAGATCCTCGATTCCGGCGCCGGCACGTCGATCGCGAATATCTTCGACGCGATCCGTGAAAAGCTGAGCGATCCGTACGTCATTGAGCAGTTCGCCGAATTGGTCAAGCGACTCGCGGACCGATTCACGGAGTTCGTCAAAAATCTGACGCAGGAGGACGTGCGCAACGGGTTCGACACGCTCGCCAACGGCGTCACGATGGTCGTCAACGTCATCGAAAAGCTCGTTTCATTGCTTCAGTGGGTCGTCAACAACGGCAAAACCGCCGGCGCGATCATCGGGGCACTTGCAGGCGGCGCTGCTGGCGCAGTGGCAGGTCCATGGGGCATCGCTGTTGGGGCTGTTGCCGGAGCTGCGGGCGGCGCGTACGCGGGTTCCCAGCTGCAGTCGTCGCCGGAGCAGTTGGCTGCGCAGGGTCAAGCTCACGTCAACGCCGTCGAAGCGGCGCGCCAAAAGCGCCTCGATCAGCAGAATTTGCTGATGACGCAGATGATTCCACTCCTCGGCGAGTTCAAGGGACTGAAAACCTTGAGCGGTCTCGAAAATCTGTGGAAAGCGGAGAACCTCAACACGAGAACGCTCGAGCAGTTGAACGCGATTTTGAAGAATCCCGCGTTCAAGACCGACGCGCAGAAGGCTGACGCGGTCAAAAGTCTTGCGCAGTACGGAACGGTGTTGACCGCGCCCGGCAAGCTCTCTGACGTGATGGGTCCAGGTAAAGCAAAGGGTTCGAACAAGCGCGATCCGGTCGCGGACGATATGATGCGTGCCGTGGGCCTTGATCCGAAGTTCTACGAACACTTGGGCAATTACAAGAAATTGCTGGACGCTGGCAAACTTGACGCTCAGCAGTACGAGGACGCGGTCACGAAGCTCATTCAAAAACAGCCATTCGCCATTGAATTGGCGAAGGAGGAGCGCAAGGAGCGGGAGCGTATCTCCAAGGAGACTACTGACTACATCACCTTCGTGCTGCGCGGCGTTCAGGCCAAGGAGCGCCTCAACGCGGCGTTGGACGAGGAGTTGCAGAAGACGCAGCTCCTAGGCCCGTACGCCGAGACAGAGGCTAAATTGATTCAGCAGGTGAACGACCTCAAAGAGGCCGGGGCGAGGGTCACTGGCGAAGAGGTTGATCTTCTGCGCGAGAAGCTCCGTTACCTTGACGAGGCACGACGGATTCAGTCTGCTGCACAAAACGTTCTTGACTCGACGGTGTACCGCAACCGTGGCACTGAAACTATGCTGCAGGGCATGGACCGTGCCGGCGAGTTCGGTGCTTCGAAACAGGACCTTTCGAATTACGCGGTTCAGCAGAGTCCGCAGCTGTTCTCTGGCACGGAAGAGTACTACGCGCTTCAGAGGCAGCAGGCCGACGATTTGATTGCGTACTTCGACGCGCTCCGTCAGCGCAACCTAATTTCCGAACAGACTTACAGCTCTCTCGTGATGCAGCAGGAGGTGGCGCTTCACGCCGAGCGGCTCAAGAGCACCTCTGACTTTTTCGGCGGACTGGCCTCGCTCTCGAAGTCCGGTAACAGCAAAATCGCGGCGATCGGTAAGGCCGCGGCGGTGGCTCAGGCGACAATCGACGGCGTGTTAGCTGTACAGAAGGCGTTGGCGGCGCCGCCCGGGTGGCCGTACAACGCTGCGAACGTGATCGCGGTGGGCATCAGTGCTGCGGCGAACGTTGCACAGATCGCCGGCATCGGCGGGTTCCGCTCCGGCGGCTACACGGGCGACGTCGGGCGCGACCAGGTCGCGGGCGTAGTACACGGTCAGGAGTACGTGGTGAACGCATCCGCCACGGCCCGCAACCGTGCTGCGCTCGAAGCGATGAACGCGGGCTCCACGGTCGGCAGCGGATCACAGTACGTGGAAGTGGTCGTCAACAACAATGCTGCTGGCACTCAAGCGACGGCGGCGCAGCAGGACACGCCGGACGGCAAGCGCATCGAGATCACGATCGAGGAGGTCGTGGTGAAGAGCGTGCGGCGCGGCGGTCGCATCGCCGACGCGATGGAGGGTCAGTACGGGCTGAACCGTGCGGCCGGAGCGGTGCGCTGATGACGACGGGCATCCGTTTTCCGCCAGGGCTCAGGCCTCCGGACCGTGACGGATACGCCGACGCGCTCGAAGAGGGCCGCACTGAGTTTCAGCCCGACGTGGGCGCGGCGCGTCGGCGGAACAAGTTTCGGACGACTCCTCGGCTGTTCGACGTCACCTGGACCTTTACCCAGGGCGAATACTACGCGTTCGACTGGTGGGTACAGAACACCGTCGACGGCGGAGCACGCGAGTTCGACGTCCAACTGTTGGACGACGATGCGACCCTCGTGTGGTACACTGTTCAGGGCGTCGGGCCGTTCAGCTACGACATCGCCGACCCTGAGGGGGAGTTGCGGTATGTTGTGAAGTGGAAGTTCCGCGCCAAGGACGAGTCCTTCGGCGAGTTCAGGCCGGCCGGCACCAACGAGCTGTACGGGAGGTGCGCGCCTGGCGTCACGGCGCGCGGTCGCCTGCTCGTGTACACGCCGTTCAGGGGCCGCACGTCCGTCGGCGTCGTGAGCGCGCGGACGAGGTTCAGTCTGCCGGCGATGCGTGGAATCGCCAACGTCGGCATGTACTGGCTGCCGCGGGCTCAGTTCGCGCCGTTCCCGCTCTACGGCCTCACTGCCGTCGGCGTGGTGTCTGCGACCGGCGCGATTCACATCGACACGATTCACTACTATCCGGAACTGTCCAGGCAGTGGCAGGACTATGACTGGTTCGGCATAGGCGCTTCGCAGGACATCAACGACGAGCCTGACGTGGTTCAGCGCGAATGGATTGGAGTCTGATATGGCATTCTTGGAAAAGGGCAACGAGGGCGCGCTGAACGGTACGACGGGGGTCAGTGTGGTCCCGACGCCTGGCAGCGGAGTTCGGCGACTCGTGCGCAACGTCGGCGTCACCAATCGCGACACGGTCGCGCACGTGGTGACACTGTTCAAGGACAAGAACGGTACCGCCTACGAGTTGGCGCGCGAGTCTTTGCAGCCAGCGGATTACTGGACGTTCGACAAGTTGATGGTGCTCGACGCGGACGACGAGTCGATCGTGGCGAAGTCCGACGCCACGGCGACGACGACCGAGCCGTCCTTCGACGCGGCCTTCGCGGACGCATCCTGAGCGATGGCCACTCCCGCGTACCCCAGCGCGCTCCCGCTGCCATACAGTTTCCGACTGACAGCGGCGGACCAGGTGTTGGCCGGTGACAGCGACGGTCCGAAGGACCTTCGTCGATTCACGCTCGTGCCGGGCGCGACGGTCGACGTCAGCTTTCGTTTTCTGCGGGACCAGTATTCGGCGTTCGTCAAGTGGCTCAAGGTCGACCTCAAGCGCGGTCTGAGGTGGTTCATGCTCCCGCTGCCGTCGGCCGCCGGCATCACTCCGCACGTAGTGAGGTTCAAGGGTCGCCCGCAAGGATCGATGGGCGGCCACCGCTACTGGGAGGTGACGGCGGAGATCGAGATTCGTGAGCGGAGGTACGCGCCACTGACCAACGTCGTCTTTTCTGAGGACTTCGAGAACGGTATCAGTGACTGGCAGACGAACGTTGGCGGCGCGAACTCCACCGCGTTCTTCAGCATACAGCCGTCGCCCTACGGCTCGCAGGCACTGTTCGGCGCGAAAGTCACCGCGTTCAGCGCCGCGTCAGACAGGCGACGCAAGTTCTACTTCGCCGACGAAGAGCCGTTCAACCGATTCCAATGCAAAGGCATGATGCCCACTGGCGGCAACGCGAATGACGACAGTCCGTCCATCGCCGTGATCAACGCGGCCGGTACTGGTGTTTTCGCGATGCAGATTTCGCGCGAAGTCAGCTACGACGCGCAACAGCGGCCGGTCTTCAATCTTGGCGGCGAGTCGCTCTTTCCTGGCACCGTGCGCATTCCGTACGATGTATGGATGGAGTTCAATATCGCAGTTAACCCTGGAGCTGGTCAAAGCACGTACTTCATTCGACGACTGGATACGGGCGATCTGTGGGCGTCCGGGACTTTTGCCAACGATCATGGTTCGTACAAACTGTGCGCCGGCTTGCAGATTTACAGTGAAGCGAGCGCGGACTTTACGTCCCAAGCTGGCTACATCGACGATCTGATCTGCTACACGGAGTAATCGTGCCAGTTTATCGCACTCCCAAGCGCGGCGTCACTTACTCGGAGGCACTCGCTTCCGCGTACGCCTCTGCACCTGAAGACGAAGTAGTACTGGACACGCTCGAGTTCCGCCACCCATCTTTCGTTGACGCCGGTCAACCGTTCGCGATCCGTGTTGTGAACGATCACTCTGACCTCGTCGCCACTTTGGAGGACGACGCGCCGCTGAACGACGGTGAAACTGTGACGTTCAAGTCCGTGTACTTCACGTTCACGCGCCCTCCGGAGTCAGATAGTGGTAGTACGCCCGAGGTCGAGATCAGTGTCAACAACGTCGCGCGCCACCTCATGCCGTATTTGGACGTGGCGAAGGAGAGCCGGGTGCCCATCGAGGTCACATGGAGGCCGTACCTCGCCAGCGATCTGTCGGCGCCTCACATGAACCCCCCGCTCACGCTTACACTGCGCAGTATTTCGTGTGACATGATGAACGTGACGGCGCGCGCGGGATTCAGTGACCTGACGAATCGGAGGTTCCCTGCCATCGAGTACACTTCGCTCAAATTTCCAGGGTTGGCCGCGCGATGAGTCACTGGGCCGCAGACTACATCGGACTCCCTTGGGAGTACGGCAAAGAGGGCCCGGAGGCCTTCGACTGCTGGGGCTTCGTGCGCGCCGTGCAGCGCGATCGCTTCGGCGTCGACATGCCGGCGGTGCCCGCGCCGGAGTCCTGGGCGCACGCTCATGCACTGATCGAGCAGCACGATGAGCGGCGCAACTGGGAGAGGGTGCGAGAGCCTCGCGAGGGCGACCTCGTGCTGATGGCGCGCAACCGATTGCCGGTCCACATTGGCGTCCTGATTGAGGCGAACGGCAAGCTGGGCGTCCTCCACTGCGTCCAGCCGAGCGGCGTCGTGTTCAACACGGTGCAGAGCCTAGCCTCGTGCGGTTGGGGCGCGCTGACGTACTACCGGAGAGTGGCGTGACTGAGCTGATTGCCCAGACTGTGCGCAAGCGCCGTCCGACCCAACGGTGGCAGCCTGGAGCACCGAGTAAAGAGATAATGGGCGTCGGCGCGGTCGTAGTGCACGCCTACAACCCGCTCGACGCGTCGCAGCGCATCACGTTCCGTGCGCGACAAGGGCTGTCTCTGGACCAGCTCAAGCCCGTCACAACGCTCCCGACCGTCTGTCAACTGAACGGCGAATACGTGCTGGCGGAGGACTGGCCGTTCATCGAACCAGAGGTCGACGATGTTGCGGTGTTCTTGACATTGCCAAAGGGCGGTGGGAACGGCTCGCTGCAGACGGTCCTCGGCATCGTACTGATCATCGTCGGCGTGGTCGTGCCGGGCGCGCAAGCCCTGATCTACGTGGGAGCGGCGCTCCTCCTGTCTGGACTGTTGCCTGCGCCGAGCTTCGCGCCGCTTGTCAACAACCAGGGCGAGTCACCGTCCCCCACCTACAACGTCCAGCTACAGGGCAATTCGGCTCGTCTCGGTCAGGCGATGCCGGTGCTGTACGGGCGACACTTCCTGACACCGGACTTCGCTGCTCCTCCGTACAACATCTTCACCGACGGCGACGATCAGCTCTACCACGCACTGCTGTGCATCGGCGTGATGGACCGGTTCACCCTTGAATCCGTCATGATCGACGACACCGCGCTGGACCACTTCATCGGGGTGTCTACGCAGCTGATCGGTCCGCAGTACGGGGGCGCGACGCTCTCGCTGGCGGACCCCGCTGTGATCAACGCGCCGGAGGTCGCCGGTCAGGAGTTGTTGCAGGGTGTGATCGTCGGGCCGTTCGCAGCCAACGGCCCTGGACTGCGCGCGGTGAAAATCGGCATCGACGTCGTGTGGCCGAAGGGGCTCTACTTCGCCAACGATTCCGGCACGCTCACCGCGAAAAGCTGTCAATGGATGTTCGAGGCGCGGAAGATTGCGAACTCCGGCGCGGCCGCAGGGTCATGGTTCCTGCTCGGCGTTGAGACGATCTCGCTTGCTCAGAACAGCCCGGTCCGCCGCAGCTACCACTACAACGTGCCGGCTGGCAGGTACGAGGTGCGCGGACAGCGCCTGGACGCGCGCGACGACAATGCGCGCGCCGGGCATGATATGACGTGGGCCGGTCTACGGACGTACCTCGACACGGCGACGCCGCTCGAGCCGCACGCGAACTTCCTCGCTATCCGCATGCAGGCGAACGCGCAGCTGAGCGGCCTCTCACAGCGGCGCGTCGGCGTGATCCTTCGTCGGTGGCTGCCCACGTGGCACCCTGACACCGGGTGGAGCGCGCCGGTGGAGACGCGAAGCATCGCGTGGGCGTTGGCCGACGTGCTGCGCAACCCGGTGTACGGTCCGACTGTACCGGACAGTCGCATCGACCTGCAAACGCTCTACGAATTGGACCAGGAGTGGTCGGCGAGGGGTGATACCTTCAACGGAGTATTCGACAAGCGCATCACCGTGTGGTCGGCCCTGACTACGATTGCCCGCTGCGGACGCGCTCGCCCTGTGATGCGGGGGAGCGTGTTTACATTCGTTCGGGACAGCCAACAGACACTGCCTGTT